ATGGCGAAGGGAAGCAGCCATTATCGTTTAATGTTAATTTTGGAAAATGTGAGAGACATGAAAAGAAATCCAGAAAAGATATTAAACAGTCTAACACAACATAGTTCCGACTTGGAATACAAGTTCGAACGTTTGTATCGGATACTGTTTAATGAAGAGATGTACTACATAGCCTACCAACGCATATATGCCAAACAAGGCAATATGACAAAGGGAGTTGACGGAAAAACCGTTGACGGCTTCAGTATATCCCATATTGAGCAGTTGATTGATACGCTCAAAAACGAGACGTATCAGCCTAAACCCTCACAGCGAGTTTACATTCCGAAGAAAAACGGAAAGATGAGACCGCTGGGTATTCCGTCATTTATGGATAAACTTCTGCAAGAGGTTATCAGAATGATTTTGGAAGCTGTCTATGAGGGCAGTTTTGAAAACACTTCACATGGTTTCAGACCGCAACGAAGTCCTCAAACTGCACTTTCAAGCATTCAAAAGTCGTTCAATGGCACTAAGTGGTTTATCGAGGGAGACATTAAAGGATTCTTCGATAACATAGACCATGAAGTATTGATAGCCATTCTTTCAGAAAGGATTTCCGATAACAGGTTTATCAGACTTATCAGAAAATTCCTGAATGCGGGATATGTTGAAGATTGGGTATTCCACAAATCATACAGTGGTACTCCGCAAGGTGGTATTATAAGCCCTATATTGGCGAACATATACCTTGACAAATTCGATAAGTATATCAAGGAGTATATCACAAAATTCAACAAGGGGAAAAGACGCAAGGATAATCCGATTGCAAAACAACTCGGACATCGTAAAGCCAAGTTAGTTGAAAAACTACGAAACACTGTTGATGAAACGAAACGTAAACAATTGTTTGCAAGAATTAGAGAAACAGTCAAAGAACGACTGAAATATCCTGCCGGTGATGAAATGGATGACAGTATCAAACGACTGAAATACATAAGATATGCAGATGATTTTCTAATTGGAGTAATCGGTAGCAAGCAAGATTGTATCCAAATCAAAGAGGACATAAAGCAATTTATGGCTGATAAATTGAAACTGGAACTATCTGACGAGAAAACTCTGATTACCAATGCAAGAAAACACGCTAAATTTCTTGGTTATGATGTCTTTGTACGAAAATCCAATGATACACGCAGAGATAAGAACGGTCATTTGACAAGGTCGTTAGACCACAAGATAGTACTATATGTGACTACCGAAATAATGCGAAAGAAACTTCTTGAATATGATGCTGTTAAAATTACCGAGCAGAACGGGAAAGAAGTTTGGAAGCCAAAAGGTCGTTCATATATGAGATGTCTTGATGATTTGGAGATTATAAGTCAATATAACTCTGAAATCATGGGGTTCTACAACTATTACTCGATAGCAAACAACAGCCCCGTTATTGACTCTTTCTACAACATTATGGAGTATAGTATGTACAAGACATACGCCGCAAAATACACTACTTCCAAAAAGAAGATTATTGCGAAGTACAAGAAAAACGGTGTATTCTCCATACCATACACAAACAAGAAAGGGTATGAGGTCAGACGTGAGTTTTATGACAAAGGTTTCAAACGCAAGGAACTACCGAACCGTACTTTGGATGACAGATTACCTAATACAGTCGCTATAACGGGTGGCAGAAATGGACTGATTACAAGACTAAATGCACGTGTATGTGAAAACTGCGGTGCAACCGATAATCTTGAAATGCACCATGTTCGCAAACTCAAAGACTTGAAAGGTAAAAGTGATTGGGAAATAAAAATGATTTCTCGTAACCGTAAAACATTAGCAGTATGTTCAGTATGTCATCACAAAATACATTCGGGAAAGTTAGACTGAATGATAAGGTGGAGAGCCGTGTACGGGGAGACCTGTATGCACGGTTCGGAGGCGAGTGCTTGGAAACCTACCACTGTAAAAAGTGGCAAGGCGCTGGGTGCTTAGCCTATGGCCAGATAGCGAGTGCGAAGATTCCCCTCTCACGCATGATCAGCCCGTCCCTGTATTGGATCATGAGCGGGGATGACTTTACACTGGACATCAATGACCCCGATAATCCCAAAGTGCTGTGTGTGGGCAATAATCCGGACCGCCAGAACATCTATTCCGCCGCCCTCGGACTGTACAATGCACGTATCGTCAAGCTGGTCAACCGGAAAGGCAGGCTGAAAAGCTCCATTCTTGTCGATGAGGTCCCGACAATATATTTTCGCGGCCTTGACACCCTGATAGCCACAGCCCGCAGCAACAAGGTTGCCGTCTGTCTGGGCGCACAGGATTTCAGCCAGCTGGTACGTGATTACGGGGAAAAAGAGGCGCGTGTCATCCAGAACACCATCGGAAACATCTTTGCCGGACAGGTGGTGGGAGAAACCGCAAAGAACCTGTCAGAGCGTTTCGGCAAGGTGCTGCAGCAGAGGAAGTCCGTCAACATGACCAAAGAGGACACTTCCACCAACATCAGTACCCAGCTTGACTCCCTGATACCCGCCTCCAAGATATCCAACCTGTCACAGGGGATGTTTGTTGGAAGCGTATGTGACAATTTCGGAGAGAACATCAGACAGAAGATCTTCCATGCCCGGATTGTCGTTGACACCGAGCGTGTGGAAGCCGAGACAAAGGAATACAAGCCCATTCCGGTCATAACGGACTTTACCGGAGATGACGGGGAAGACCATATGCAGGAGGATATAGAGCGCAACTACTACCGCATAAAGGAAGAGGTCGGAGAAATCATCCGCCGTGAACTTTTACGGATAGAAAATGATCCGTCCCTGAAACATCTGCTGGAAACAGACGATGAATAGAAAACAGATGGAAGCGGATTGCCCCGCAGTCCGTAACCGATTATACAAACCTTTAAAATAAAATTGTATGACAGAGAAAAAGAAAAACATTGCACTTCCCGGAAAACCGTGTTTTCCGTGGGTAGGAGGAAAAAGAAGACTGCTGCCGGTTCTGACAGAATCGCTTCCGAAAGACTTCGGGAAAATGGAAACATACGTTGAACCGTTTGTCGGCGGCGGTGCGCTGTTCTTCTGAATACGACAGACCTACCCGCATATCCGTTGTGTCATCAACGATTCCAATGAGAGCCTGGTGAATGTCTACCGTATCATACAGACCTCACCCGAGGGACTGATAGAGATACTGGGAACCATCCAGAAAGAATACTATGCACTTGGGGATCATGCGGAAAGGAAGGCCTATTTCATGGAGAAACGCAGACAATTCAATGAGGACAACCCGGACAACATTACCCGTGCAGCCCTGTTCATATTCTTCATGCGCACCTGTTACAACGGTATCTATTCCGTAAACCGCAAGGGCAAGCTCTCCGTAACCTTCGGAGCGGGCAACCGTGCCAAAATTCTGGAAGAGGAACTGATACGCTTCAACCATAACCTGATGCAGGGTGTCACAATCCTTGACGGAGACTACAGGCAGACAGGCAGGTATTCCGGAGAAAAGACGTTCTTTTATTTCGATCCGCCGTACAAGCCCGTCAATGAGTCCAACGACTGCACCTCGTATATGCCGGATGATTTCGATGACAACGACCAGATCCGCCTTGCGGAATTTTGCAGGGAGCTGGGAGGCAGCGGGAGCAAATGAATGCTTTCCAACTCCGATCCCCGTCAGAAGAATCCGACCAACACATTCTTTGATGACCTGTATGAGGGTTTCCACATCCAGCGTCTGAGCATTTTCCGCTCCGTATGCTCCATAGCCGAGAAACGAAAGGTGGTCAATGAGCTGTTGATACGGAACTATTAATCCAATCCCGAGACAGGCTGATACACTGAAAAAGAGTTACAGGCAGAGAAAATATTCCCTGTCTGTAACTCTTTTCATTATAATATTTCAATTCCGAAATCTTCTATCACATCCCTTATCTTGTCCGCATTGGAACCCGAAACCAGTCCGCCCAACCTTTCCTTCATTTCTTCCGCCCTGTTTTTTGATATGTTTTCCAATACATATGAGATCACCATCAGGGCTCCGGTCAGATTATGATGTCTTACCCCTTCCATGTCTGAAATGGGTCCTGCCTTTATGGATTTCTGAAGTTTCAGATCGTAAATATTATGCCCGTGCGCACACAGGTTACGCATCAGGCGTATCGTATTCATATAGCTTTCAAATACCTTTACATTCCGGATGTCATAGTGTCCGGCCATCTCCTTCCGCAGGCTTTCGCTTTTCAGGTTGGATATCAAATACAGGATATCCCCGAATGTCATATACTCCAGAGTTTTCCATGCCGGCGCATATATATCGTTCCTGTATTTACGGTGGTGGTGCTTGATGGCCTCGTTTTTCAGTATCGTGGCATAGCATGAGGGCAGATACTCTATGAACCTGTTTGAAACGACACGGTTGTCCGCAAACCAGGTGGGGTTGTTCCTGTAAAGGTTGGATGCCGTATAAATCAGGAACGTGCGCAGGTTTACCTCTATTCTGTAAAGGTACGGTGACAAGATGCTGCGCAGGTCATGATCGAAATAATAAAGCGCAATAACCTTGTCAAAGGTGGTCCCTTCCCTGAACATATGATCCCTGTCATTCTTTGAAGGGAAGTTCCTCTCATAGGGGAACCAGTAGAATCCGAGCCTGTAATATCCTATGTCCAGCAATATCTCTCCGGCCTTGTCCGTATCGGGGATATGCATTCCCCTTTCCCGGAGCAGCGATATCTGCTCTTCTATTGTCGTTGCCGTTTTCATCGTAGAAAGAATAATACATAAATAAAAAAGGGGATATCGCGGACGGATATCCCCATATTCCTTATTATAGTGCAGGATATGCAGCCCGTGCATACCGGCACTTCCACAATGCAAAGTTACGAATTTCCGCACAATCCACAAAAGGATCACGGGAAATTTTCCTTGTACCTGTTGTTTTACGGTTTCTGCCTTCAGCCGTTATTCCGTTCCTCCTTTTTCTGAAGCCGGGCCGCAATGCCGAGCCTTGCCATCAGGAACTCGTTCAGGTCCTTATGGGGCATATAGTGGACAGCCATGTCGCTTACCTTTCCGCACTGCCTTATTATTTCCTGCGTGGCATTGCGTCCTGTCCTGTCATTGTCAAGGAAACAGCGGACATGGGAATACCCCTTCAGAACGTCCATCGCTTTCGGCAGGTTACTTGCCGAATTGAGCACCACGCAGTCCGGGATGGGAAATCCCCGCTTAAGCGTAAGATAGGAAAGATAATCCATGAACCCTTCAAATACAAGTACCGTGTCATTCCCCCTGTTTCTGTTATCGCGTCTGATACAGGTGATGTCCTTCGGGGATACGGCCCCCTTAAAATATGGGTTACGGAGTTCGATGCCACCGCTTCTGCTTCTGAATCCGACAGAGAAATTCTCTCTGCCCCGTATGCTGTAGTGTACCTCCACACATTCTTCCGATGCGATATCCGCCGGAATCCCTCTTTTTGCGAGGTATTGCAGCAGTACGGTGTTGCGAAGCGTTGATATACGCAGGTTCTCAAATGCCGGAGCTTCCGCCGCCGCTTTCCGTTGCGGGGTTACCGGCACGAAAACCGGACAGCATTCTCCTATCCGCTTCAGGAGCGAAGAATAGTCGGATGTCCTGTACAGCCTTTGTGCAAGGTCGATGATGCTGCCTCCTTTTCCTTCGCCAAAATCAACTCACAGATTTTTTGAGATACTGACCTTGAATGACGGGGTCCTTTCCTGCCTGAACGGTGAGCGATACCACAAACTGTCTCCCTGTTCCTTTACCGGAACAAATCCCAGCTGTCGGAGAAAATGTCCGAGCGGGATTTTCTTTGCATCTTCAATGTTCATCTTCTTAAATGTTTAATGATGTTTATATTTTAACATTCCAAACCACCGTATCGGATCTACAGTCCTACCGTTACGCTCCAGTTCGAAATGCAGATGGTTTCCTGTGGCCATACCGCTGTGCCCCACGTCACCGATCCGTCTTCCGATGCATACAGCCGTCCCGGTTTTTACATATATCCGGCTCATATGTGCATACAGCGTGGCATATCCGCCCGTATGCCTGATACATACAAACCGGCCGTAGCTCCGGCTGTATCCCGCACGGACTACCATACCGTTCCCTGCCGAATAGACCGGCTCACCTTCCGGTGCCGCCAAATCGATCCCCTTGTGGAATATCCTTCTTTTTCTTATCGGATGATATCTCATGCCGTAGGCCGAAGACAGTCGGAAACGTGTCTTCCTTCTGTCAAGTGGAAAAAGAACCGGATAGTCCGTAAGGCGCATGAAGGCATCGTTGTGCTTTCATGTCGGGGTTCATCCTTTTATCGGCGTATTATCACCCGGCATTTCTTCTTTTCCCTCATGCGTACAGCAACAGAGTGACAAAAGATGACTAATCATGACTATTAATGACAACTTTCTCATAATCAATGTTTTTAATGGCGAAGATAGTAATTTTACCTCCCGAAATGATTTATTCACTAAAAAATTAACAGTTATGGAAGATGTAAAACAGACCGCAAAAGGCGGTGAAGGAACGGCTGCGGAGAAAGGATACCTGCTGGCCTATGACAAGAAAGAACAGAAGGTAAAGGGTGTGAAGGGGATTGCAGCCAACGGTGATCTGGAAACCATTGAGGCCAATGAACAGAACAAGGGCGACTTTGTCAGGGTGGACAGGTTCGGTAATTTCTTTACCAATTTCGGAAAGAACTTCATGTACCAGTACAACCATCCCACACGTTTCTCCCTTTACCGTATGCCGGAGGATACCCCTGTGGAACAGGCTGCAAAGAAGATAGAGGAAGCACAGCTTCCGCAGAACGAATCCATCCGCAGGGAACTGTCAAGGGAGAACAGGATATACAACAACCATCTGTTCAACGAGCGTGAAATAAACTGGGAACAGGCCGCACGGTACGGCATAACGCCCGAACTTCTAAGACAAACCGGAGATATGGAGCGTATGCTCCAGGGCAGGCAGTCCGGAAGGGCATTCGAGATTTCCATGAATACGGAACTGGGCAGACAGAACGGCGATGCCAAACTTTCACTATTCCGTGACGAGAACGGTGTGGCGAAGTTTGATCTGCACTTTATCAGACAGGCTCCCAAAGTCGGACAGGAATACCGTGGCTACAAGATAGAGGAAGACGTGCTGGAGGCATTGAACCGTACAGGCAATGCAGGCCGTACAATTGACCTTGTGGTAGACTACCGTACCGGAGAGACGAAACCGTGCTATCTCTCAAAGGACATGGTAACGAATGAGATGTTCTTTCTTCCCGCAGACCAGGCGCGCTGTCCCCGTAAAATCAAGGATTATACTTTAAGCGACAGTGAATATGCGGACTATGTGGCCGGAAAGGAAGTCCCCATCGTATTCAAATCCGTCAACGGCAAGACATGCAACACCTCCATACAGATGAGTGCCGCAGAGCGGGGTACGGAATTTCTCTGGGAGAGAAGCACCAGAAAACCGGAGAAGAAACAGGGGGTTGAAACAGAAAAGGCTGAAAATCCCGCAAAGAAACCTTCCAAACGTACAAAAACATCCGTAACCCCTAAAATGTAACATTCATGAGCCAGAACAGGAAAAATACCATCCCGGAACATTCCCCTGCGGCAAAAGAGAAACTCCTTGTCTGCTATGAGGCAGGCAGGGAGAATCCCCGCCATGAAATCCACTACCGTTTACAGACCGTTCCCGAAAAACAGGCCCTCGGAGCGTTGATAGCCGCGACATCGCATGCCTACGGGAAAGCGGTACATGCGCCCTTCATTCCCGATCTGCGCATGGAGCTGTACGGAATCCCCGAAATGACCGGCACACCGCGTCTGCTGGAATCCTCCGAGGCCAAGAACTATATCAGGGGAACCCTGCTGCCTTACATTCGGGAGGAAGGGATAAGACCGGAAGTGAGCGTCAACCTGCGTGACATGGTGTTCGCCAGAAATGAAAACCTGCTTATGGAACCCGGCGGAACGTTAAGACTGGATGCCGGACAGATAGACCGTCTGGTGGAATTCCGCAAAGAGCAGGACGAGCGGGCCGGACTGTACAGATACATATCCGAATACAAACGTCCGTTCCGTATTGTCGAGACATCAAAGGGTATGCTCGTATTCAGCGGCAATGATACAGGATGGAAAGGTCTGGACCAGTTCTACAGGCATCTGCTGAATAATTATTTTTCAGTAACGGGAGAAACCGGACCGGTCAGACAATACTGTGTCCGGGAACCGGAAGATGACCTCTACCGGCTCGTAGACCGTTCCTTCAGGAAGAATCCCCATAGCGGTAAATATGCCTTTGACCTTTTGGATTCCCATGCCCGCATACCCGTAAACAAGAACTGGGAAACGGAGTTTGTCACGGATATGAAACCTTCCGCGTCCGAATATACCCGTATCGAGGACTTCTCCGGATGCAGACCGGAAGGCAACAACAAGGACATCTGCCGTCTTCTCTTTCTCTGCCGCTCCTTTGACAGGGATATTATCCTAACCCCGTCCTTCGGTTATCATTTCCAGTTCAAGCCGTTCGTCAGCCGTATGGACAATTGCATCAACAATCCGGATTCCACGGACAGTATGGGAAAGATAATGGATGAAATCCGGTCAAAGGCGGAAAACATACTGAAAACCGAATTCAGGGTACGCGGTATGCACAGGCCACAGGCAGAGAAGGAAAACAGGAAAACGACAAGAAACAGGAACAATAAACTGAAACTGTAATATGACTGAGAAAATATCATCAATTCCGGACTTCGTTCCCGAAAAGCCGGGTACGGTATGCATTGCCACAGACCGGACAGGACATTATACACCACCCGTGGAAAATGCATTGAGATTTATCCAGGAAGGTGATGTCAGGGAGAAAACACACCGTTTCATAGAGGACAATGTCATGACAGCAGCCTGCCATACATATATACCGGATGTGACCATGCTTGTCTTCAGACTCAATTCCCTGAAAGACCTCCCACTTCCCAAAGACGGGGAAAGTACGGAACACTATATCCGCAACAGCCTTTTAAGATATATCGCATCAGAAAACATGCTGCCCGAAAAGAAAATCAGCCTTGCCGATGCCGTATATTCGGCCATGACCCGTAAAGAGGCTGACTGTTCAATGCTCAATGGATGCTTCATGCATGAAACGGCATATACAGAGTTCATAAGGGAACAGCGAATGAGAAAGGAAATCTACCGCATGCAGCCGGAATATGTGCTTCCGCTGACAATAGTGGAGAATGCCGGCGGGTATCTGCTGTTCTCCGGCAATGATGTAGGGCGCGAAGGTCTCAGAGCCTGTATCCAGCATATTGCGGATCATTACTTTGATCCGCATTGTGATTTCGGATATCTGAAAATATATGAATGCGATGAAATAAAAGGGAATATGCAGGAGATTATCGACACGTCGTATTCAGACCACAGATACCTTCCTGTCATGAGACATGATTTCTCCCATAACAGATATGTCAGCCCGGAGAGGCTGCCCGATGACGTGAGGGAAAGACTGAGAAAAGTCTGTGAGCATACACTGAAGCCCGATGCGGACGGATTCCGGAGTTTCATTTCCCACTTTAACGGGAATGAAGCCACAAGGACGGTGGTCAGCAAAGAGAACCACGATATCTACAGGCTGCTGAACATTGCACGCTGCGGATATATGAATGTACACGAAAAACCTTTCACCTATTTTGAAACACTGCTTCCCCTTGCCCGGAAACTTGAGAGGATCACACAGGTCAAAAGTGCGGAACTGTTCAATGCCGATGATTTCAGGATCCATTCCCTTGCCATCGGAAGACAGGCCGAAGCGATATTATACCGGGAGTTTGATGTCAGGGGACACCGTTCCATCATCAATGAACTGTGTGACGGGAATCTTGAATTCAGGATAGGAAGCGTAAAACTCAATTCCGTACAGCGCGCGGCACTTGCAGACGGGCACTCCGTATATCTGCAGGAGAATGACAGGAACGGGAAAAAGTCCCTTGCGTATTGTATGGCCGACACGATGTCAAACACCCTGAAAACATCATCGAAACCTTTTCCTGACATACTGACATATCGGATGACAAACGATGGTCTGCTCCAGCTTGTCGAAAACGGAAAAACGGACAAGGAAAAGACAAAGAAACGTCAGACAGGAAACAACGGACACCTAAAAATATAAGCTTTATGAACAACGATACAGAATCCCTCCAATCCGAGCCTATGGTCCTGTTCAACGTGGATGAGAACGGCAAACCGGTAGACTTCGGGCTATGCCGGAATGATTATGAATGTGGCGCTTATCTGGTCCGCCAGGTGGAACTGGCCCTTGACGGGGCATATATACCCAAAGAAACCGTCTACTGCCAGCCCGATCCTGAATGGACGGACGAAAGATTGCCCGGACTGTTAAACGAGTATATCAGCCAAAATGATATTGAGGACATGGCCTCTTTGGACTTGAGAAGCCTTACCTTCATCCATGAGACCGTGGAAGGAGGACTGCCCGACAGCATGTATTCCATCCTGCAGTGCCTGGAGAAACTGACGGATGACTTCAAGGCATACAGGCTTATGCAGGAATATGACACGTTCCATGAGAAGAAGGCGAACCATATCTCCGCACGTACCGTCTCCGCTGTCGAAACGGACAGAGGGATACTCCTTTTCAACGATTCGGGACGAGGCCTGAACTGCCTGGACCGTTGCCTCCAATTCCATGCGGACAATTACTTCTCTCCGGATTTCCGTAATATGAACGAACTGAACCTGTACCATTTCAGCACGACAAATGCCGAAGTGCTCCGGAAGGCCAATGAATGCGCCTGCATGTTCACACCGGACGGGGAATACCGATTCGTCCATTCGCGGGCACGTTATCTTCCCAGAGAACTTGTTTCCGGAATCAAGCCTGCACAATCCTGTTCCACATCCAAAGACATGGGCAGCTTCCATACGTTCCTCTCACGCTTTGGCTTAAAGGAAACGGAACAGGCAAGGGAAATTGCCGTACTGACGGAAATCCGACATCGTGGAATCACGGCGGAACAGATGGAAAAGCTCTCCGTCTACCGGAACAGCTTCGGCAGGATGTATGACCGTCTGCAACGCTACGTGTCCATGGGGGACTCCATTATGTACAAGGCCTTGCAACAGGCGGCCATGGACAAGGCGGCACAAATCCTCCGCTCGGAATATGATGTCCTCCCCAAAGGACGCACCATCAGTACGAATGAGGGGAATATAAAGGAAAAACCTGATAATCCCGATAAAAGGAAGAACTGTAATCACGGACTTAAAATTTAAAGAAATGGGATGGACAGACAGAATAAGACAGGCATTCAACTTCGGCAAGGAGAGTACAAAAGACCTGTTTGTGGAATTGAAGCCGGACAGGGAAATAGCCGGAATACGTATTTCCGATGAAGCCGGACATCATCGGGATGCCTTTCATGCGTTTGTCCGGGACTCTGTCAGACGGGCCTTGCATGACGGACGCGTTCCTGACAATACGCTTGTATGCTGCCGTTTTATAACTGACAGTGATGCTGAAGGAATCCATAGGGACAAGACAAGGGTATCTGAACTGCTGGCCGATTATGACGGAACGGACAGTATATATTCCGTTCCGCTGAGAAAAGCCGCCTATCTTTATCGGAACAATAAGGAAATAAACCTATACAATCTGAAAGGACTGGATGACCATCCCGGTTACCGTCAATACCGGGCTTATGAAGAAGCGATGGAGAAAAGGGCTGCCGGCAGAGTTGTCAAGATGCGTCTGACCATAACCCGAAGAGGGGAATATGCCCGTGTATTCAACAACAGTCTCGATGGCCCGGAGCTGTTGCGCAACTATCTGCAGGACATTGCAGACAATTTTTTTCTGAATCCCATGAAAAACACGTCCGAACTGTCCATTTATCTGCTGGAAACGGCTTCATCCAGATTACAGGGTTTCCCGGTAAACAGGGATATACCTCTGACTGCTCCGGGAATGGAGATACTGAGGAAATACAGTCCGGCAGAGGTGTTCGATCTCCGTCCGAAGGGCGGGAACCTGCTAAGGCTGGCAAAGGCCTGCTCCCTCAAGCTGAACAGGCATAACTGTGACATTCTCACACTTCTGGACATTGCAGAAAAGGGATATGCCCATCTGGACATTCCGTTCAGTTTCCGGAAAGAGTTCGCCGGCATCGAGAAGACACTCAATAAGGCTTCGATGTACAATAATAGTAACCGGAGCATGAACGATGCAAGTGGCATGAGGGAACAGGCAGGGGAAAGCGCAGGACAACTGGCGAGAAAACTGCTGGCTGCACACGGAATCAGAATATGGGAAGAAACTCCAAAGAAAACGGCAGAAACCGCAATCAAAGCCGGAGACGGAAAAAAGAAAGGTGCAAGAACCGGAAACAAGATCAACAGAGGAATAAGAATAAAATAAAAATAGAGGGCAAATGGAAACAGTACGAAATCTGGATATGACACCGCCTGCTCCCTCCGGAAGGACAGATGCCTTCCTCAAGGCTGTGCGCCATACCTTATGGGATTTCCTGACCGGGAAGAATTCACTCCGCAGTTTTCAGGACAGATACCGCTTCAATATAATAAGGTGGAGCGCATCCCATTTCCGCACACCTTCACTTATGGAGCGTGCCATCCTGCTTCTAAGGACTGACAATCCGCTTAAAACGGTATATGAGGACTTCCAAAGGAAGTACGCACATCTGCTCGGACGATGGGAGATGGAAGCAGTGCGCAAGGTAAATCTCACACTGATAGAACTCGGACGTACCCCGTTTTATCCGCATAAAAGGAATATTGACAGGATGCTGGACGATGTGTACAAGGGCATTAAAAAGCTGCAGGGATATAAAGGATGCCCCGATATGGAAAATGAACGTCTGCTGCTCGCCACATACCGGTATATGTTTGCAGCACCATCCGACAGCAGATATGGCACATTATGCCCGGATGAACTGTGCGGTATGCTTGAACAGCACGGGGTAGACCGCCGGGAACTGTGCCGCCAGAATTATGGCGGACTGTTCCGTGACGGTACTACCGCCCTGTATGAAACTGAAACGGACGGTAACGGTAACAGATATCTTCGTCCGTCAGGCCATATCCGTCTGGAGCGAAGTCCTACGGGATGGAGTATGCACGTTCCACAGAATACAATACAAAAAGAGAAGAAACCGGCTGTAAGCCTTGCAGATATGGAGCCTTCGAAAAAGGTGGAAAGGGTGTCCAAGCCATCAAAGAAGAAAAAAACCGGACAAAGAAAGACCGGATCGGTAAAAATCAGACAGTAAAACCATAAAATATCAATATGATGAAACTTATAGTAACAGACAAACTTTCAGTGGCAAGATGTATAGCTGAATGCATCGGAGCGAAAAGCAAAAAGGACGGATATTTTACAGGCGGAGGATATGCCGTGACATGAACTTTCGGCCATCTTCTGGCATTGGGCTCTCCGGCGGAATACGGAGGTGAGAACATCGGCAGGGAAAAACTTCCCGTCATTCCCGACCCGTTCACACTTACGGTACGCCGGATCAGGACGGCAAACGGATATGAAACGGATCCAATGGCATTAAAGCAGCTCGTTGTAATTGGAGAACTGCTGGTCGGGGCAGACGAAGTGATTACCGCAACCGATGCAGCCCGTGAAGGGGAACTTATAGCCGGATACCTTTATGAATATCTCGGATACAAAGGGGCGACACGCAGACTCTGGATCTCAACACTGACACACAAGGCGATAACGGAAGGACTCGACCGTCTGCGTCCGGGCAGTGACTATGAGAACCTCTATCTTGCGGGAAAGGCAAGAAGAGAAGCCGACTGGAAAGTCGGATATAATGCAAGCCTTGCGCTCGGCATTGCAGCAGGCAGAGGCGGATATTCGCTCGGAAGGGTACAGACACCGACACTTGCCATGATTTGCAGACGTTATCTGGAAAACAGGGATTTTATTCCGGTGACGCATTATAATCTATGCCTGTCTGTAATCAAGAGCGGAAAGGAACATCTTTTTTTATCCGTTGACAAATACCGAAGCAAGGAAGAAGCCATGGCTGCCGGAAACGGAATCAGGGAATCCGCAACAGCAGTAGTGGAGTCCGTAAAGAAAACATTGGAGACGGAACAACCGCCACTTCTGTATGACCTGATGGCACTGCAATGCGATGCAAACAGCAGAATAGGCTTTACAGCCCAACATACATTGAGTATAGCACAGATGCTTTATGAAAAGGGCTATATATCCTATCCTCGAACAGGAAGCCGGTATATTGGCGATGACCTGTTTTTGGAGGTCCCGTCCCTTCTCTCATCGCTCAAGTCCGATCCGCGCTTTGCAAGGCATACGGAATCCCTGGAAGGAAAGACACTGAACAGACATACCGTAGACGATGCCAAACTTACGGATCACCATGCGCTGGTCATAACGGGCAACACACCGTCAGGACTCACACCGGATGAACAGGCCCTGTATTCCATGATTGCCGGCAGAATGCTGGAGGCGTTCTCTGAAAGGTACATCAGGGAGAAAACCTGCATACATCTGAAATGTAACGGAATATACTTTAAAACGGAAGGATACAGTATCAAAGAGTATGGCTGGAGAAGTATCTATACAATACCGGAAAAAGAAACACCATCCATACCGGAATTTAAGGAAAATGAACTTCTGCCCGTATCGGACTGCCTGATTAGAGAAGGAAAGACCGTACCAAAGCCGATATTCACGGACGCATCACTGCTTTCGGCCATGGAAAACGCAGATTGGGAAACCAAAGAAGGTATGGAAAAAGAGGCAGTCAGGAAGTGTGGTCTGGGTACACCGGCAACAAGGGCAGGCATCATAGAGCTTCTTGTCGGCAGGCAATACGTTGAGAGAAGAGGGAAAAACCTGTTTCCGACTCCAAAGGGACTTGAGGTTTATGGGATTGTCAAGGACAGGCTGATAGCCGATGTACAGATGACCGCCCGATGGGAATACAACCTGCAGGAGATTGAAAAGGGAAACATGAAAGCCGCTGTCTTTGACGGCATGATTGATGACTATACAAGACAAATCGTATCGGAACTTGTATGTCTCAGACTGGAACATCCGGAATTGCCGCACTGCAAATGTCCGAAATGTGGAAAGGAAACGGTAACGCTGTACGGTAAGGTGGCAAGATGTTGCGATACGGAATGCGGATTTCTGCTTTACAGAAGTTTCAAAGGGAGAATCCTCACGGATGACCAGATGCTCCGCCTGTTACAGGGCAAGAGGACATCTTATCTTAAATTCACAAACAGGATTGGAAAAATTTATGAAGCCTCACTCAAGATGGACGACTGTTTCCGTATCTGTGTGAAGTTTAAAGACAACCGTCCTAAGAAATAGTCATTATCCAGGTGAGTATCCGTCAACGGTACGCCTGTAGTGCATACGGCAAATACCGTCAGAGTATGTGCGTATCCCGGCCAGTCTCCAGGAGGATTGACCGGGATTTGCCGTAAACAGACGGATGCCGTTCCCCTGAAAGGAAGGTAATACATACAGTACCAGCTCGTCCGCCATTCTGAAACGGAGCATACTGCCTACCACGCCGAGATTCTCCGGCACGGCATCCATAAGGAGTATTCCGTCCCTGTTTGCTTTCCAGTCGTTCAAGTCAAGAAACGGGATGTTACAAGGCAGTCTGCATATACCTTTCATGCATGTCTGCAGAATGCCATATCTGTCTGGGGTATGAAGTATTCCGGAAAGAGTTCCCTCCTGTGCAAGGAAACCGTCAAGAGTGATGAAAGCCTGTATCAGAACCGTTGCCATAGTTGTACAATTTAAAGGTTCCGGAAAGGCCATAAAAAAGGCGTGGCCTTACGCGGCTTCAAGACGTGGCTCTGGTAAAACCAAGAATAAGAGCAGCGCAAGCCACGCTATGACAAGGCATGCACAGCCTTACGCAGATGTCCCTTATTCTTTTGAAATTTACCAGATTTATATAGTATAGATTGAAGGAGAAAACAAAAACTAATCAAGTGAAAATAAACAATCTGTATAATAAGTAATTACGCTGTATCTACATCTTCTCTTGTTTTACTTGATTATTGTTGTTTGGTTCTTTTTCGGTACATTTTTGTTTCTTATTTGTTCCTTAATTCGGATTATTCTTTCTACCTTTGTGGCAGGAATAACGAGTAAAGCAAGGAGGAACTATGCCACGAGTAAAGAAGCCCGCAAAAGTCAAAGAACCTATCCGTCTTCGGATGAAAGAGTTGGCCAATGGAAACAAAAGTCTGTATTTGGATATCTATCGGGACGGCAAACGGACGTATGAGTATCTGAAGATGTATCTTATCCCCGAAACGGATAACAATGCCCGTGTGCGGAATCAAACGACTATGGCCGCAGCCAATGCCATCAAATCGAAACGAATCATTCAACTTACCAACGGCGAAGCGGGTATCGAAACCCGTGAAAAGGTTTTTCTTCTGGACTGGATGGAAACCTACAAAGAGAATCAGGCGAAGCGAGGAAAGAAAGATGGAAACCAAATCCAAGTTACTATCCGCATCTTGAAAAATTATGCCGGAGAACGGGTAACGATGGATCAAATCGACAAGGCGTTTTGTCAAGAGTATATCGACTATCTATTGACTGAATATCGACCGAAGGGCAAACAAGTATCTAATTTTACGCTACACACCTATTACCGCATTCTGAACGGAGCTTTGAATGCAGCCGTGCGAGCGGAAATTATAAAAGTCAATCCTTTTACGAAGATCAACAATTCGGATAAAATCCGTCTGCCGGAGAGCAAGCGGTCGTATATGACCATTGAAGAGGTGCGGGCATTGATTGCTGCTCCGATGAAAAACGAAGCCGTAAAACAGGCTTATTTGTTCTCCTGCTTCTGCGGACTGCGGATAAGCGATATCATCAGTTTAAAGTGGAAAGATGTCTTTGTTGATAGGGGACAATATCGTTTGGCTGTATCTATGCAAAAGACCAAAGAGCCGATTTATCTGCCGCTTTCCCCCGAAGCCTTGAAGTGGATGCCGGAACGTGGAGAGAAGACATCGGAAGATCATGTATTCGATTTGCCGAGCCCAACGATGATAAACACGCTTCTCAAACCTTGGGCGAAAGCGGCTGGAATAGATAAGCGGTTTTCATTTCACACGAGCCGCCACACGTTCGCGACAATGATGCTGACGCTCGGAGCAGACCTCTACACCACTTCGAAATTACTCGGCCATGCTGATGTGAAAATGACGCAAGTCTACGCCAAAATCATCAATCAGAAAAAGGACGATGCGGTCAATTTAGTAAACGGATTATTCGACTAAAGCAACTGCCGAATTTTCTGGTTTCCCGATGTTTTTTTTGCAGGTGTAGTTTATTCCCGCGCGGGTATATATAATTCTGTTTAGTTTAGTATTTCTCTATATATAGGGCAAGAAAACTAAAGTAAACCGTTTCATGCAAACAACTGAAAAGAAATGCGGTTGAACTTTGATGACCGAAATCGTACTCTAAAACAGGATTCTTACACTCGAATGCCGGTAGCATTATCGACAAGGAAAAGGTCGTAATTCGACCGCTGAGAAATGAACGGATTATGTCGGAGAAGCAAATCCGTTCTTAACCCGCGAGAAACAATTATTGGTAACAATTTTTTCAGCTCCCTTTTGTCGGTTAAAACCTATTCGCGAATTGAGGTCTAAAATCTTCCGACCGGGAAAGGCTGTTTATCCATTTGACTGCCATTCTATAATCCGTCATATATCGGATAATCCCACCGCCTCTGCTTGCAGATTGTATGGCAGCCTACCCGACGCCGTAAGGCGGTTGGGGTATTAGGCTCCCCCGAAAGATATTTCGTGGCACACGGGCAAGCCCAAACGAAAACGGCTGTGGCAAATGCTTAATACCTAATTATGAGGTCAGAGATAGAGAATATTCCAAAGAAAATGCCGTAAATAATATCACCGCAATAGTATAAAATAATTATACGCCAAATTTCCAATCGAAACAAAGCCAAATTTCCAAATGATTTTGCGTCAAATTTCCAAATATATTTTTGAAATTGATTTGGAATACAAAGAAATAAGCTATCTTTGCAGAAAAATACGGTGTATGGAATATAAGAATCGAATAGCGGATCAACTTCTGCGTGATAAATTAGAGGCGATGGGTGCTGTATTGATAGAGGGACCTAAAGCTTGTGGTAAAACGACCACGGCTGAACAACAGGCCAAAAGTGTTATCTATATGGATGACCCTACTAAGCAACAGCAATATAGGCAAATGGCTCAAACCAATATTAGTTTTTTGCTCGAAGGGGAAACTCCTCGTTTGATTGACGAATGGCAGGAAGTTCCTCAATTTTGGGATGCTATTCGGTTTGAAGTAGATCACCGAGATGAAGACGGGCAGTTTATGCTTACAGGTTCTGCTGTACCTGTCGAAGCTAAGGAAATTCACCACACAGGTACTGGAAGATATGGATGGCTCACCATGCGTCCTATGAGTTTGTGGGAATCAGGGGATTCTACAGGTGAGATAAGTCTGTCGGAACTGTTCCTTGCCCCGGATAAAATAGGAGCCTTGAATAAACTTACATTGCCAGTGCTTGCGTTTGTTGTTTGCCGTGGGGGGTGGCCTAAAGCTTTGCAAAAGAAAACAGAAAAGGCGGCACTATTACAGGCAACAGAATATTATAAAGCGATAACAAATAGCGATATATCACGAGTAGACAATGTAAAACGAGATGCAGAACGGGCAAAAAGAATTATGCGTTCATATGCCAGGCATCAAGGCTCTCAAGCAAGTATCGCCACAATCCTTGCCGACATATCAACAAATGAACCAGAGGATGTCAGCGATGAAACGATAGATGCGTACCTTACCGCTTTGCGGAAAATATTTGTAATTGAGGATATGCCGGCATGGAATCCTAACTTGAGAAGTAAAACAGCGGTTCGTACATCTGATACAAGGTATTATGTTGACCCTTCGGTTGGCGTGGCAGCCCTTGGTTTAGGTCCCAATGATTTAATTAACGACCTAAATACTTTTGGGTTATTTTTTGAAACAATGTGTATTCGAGATCTTAGGGTTTATGCTGATGCCTTAGATGGTTCTGTCTATCATTATAGAGATAAGAATGGTTTGGAATGTGATGCTGTAGTACATTTGCGTAATGGTTCGTATGGTCTCATTGAAATAAAATTGGGTGGAGAGAAATTGATTGAGGATGGTGCAAAAACATTAATGGCACTCTCAAATATCATAGATACATCTCGAATGAAAGCTCCTGCTTTTTGTATGGTGCTGACAGGCGTTGGTGATTTTGCCTATAAGCGAACAGATGGAGTCTATGTTGTACCTATTGGATGTCTGAAAAATTAATTATGACACCAAATTTAAAAACGATCCAATTATGCCAACATATAAGTTTATAGATTTATTTGCAGGATTAGGAGGATTCCATTTGGCCTTAGAGCAATTGGGCTGCAAATGTGTATTTGCTAGTGAACTCCAGCAAGATTTACGCACTTTGTATGAGAGTAATTTTGGTATGAAGTGTGCTGGGGATATTAATCTTATTAATATCGAAAAGGACATTCCATCACATGATATTTTATGTGGTGGTTTTCCATGTCAACCATTTTCACAAGCAGGAAAACAACAAGGGTTTCAGGATGAGAAAGAAAGGGGCAACTTGTTTAATAAAATAATGGAAGTTCTCGAATTTCACAAGCCTGAATTTGTATTTCTTGAGAATGTTCCTAACTTGAAATCTCATGATAAAGGAAATACGTATCGTGTAATTCATGAAAAGCTATCAATGCTTTATGAGGTAAAAGAAGATATTATATCTCCCCATTATTTTGGTATTCCCCAGCATCGAACAAGAATGTATATTGTTGGTCGTTTAAAAAGTAGAGGTGGGTTGCAAACTTTTGCATTTCCAAAACATGAGGAAAGGCCTGACTGTGATATTTCTCAAATACTAATTCCTGAAGATACAGACTATATGTCTTTACGTCCAGTCACGAGAAAGCACATGGCAGCATGGCAAAAATTCTTGGATTTACTTTCTCAAAATAAGAGTACACTACCAACATTCCCTATTTGGGCAATGGAATTTGGTGCCACTTATGATTACGAGGGGGTAGCACCTTACTTTCAGAAACGGCAACAATTGTCTGGGAAAAAAGGTAAATTTGGAGAAGATATAGTTGGAAACTCAAAAGATGATTTTTTGCAACTTCTTCCCATATATTCTCAAGGAAAACCTAAAACAGGACGACAATTCCCGGATTGGAAAAAACAATTCATCAGACAGAACCGACAATTCTATCAAGATAATAAATCATGGATTGATGCATGGATTGATGAAATTAAGCAAGAAGGATTCGAAAATAGCCATCAAAAATTTGAATGGAATTGTGGTTATGAAGAACACCCTACAATATATAATAAAATTATTCAGTTCCGTCCATCTGGAATGCGTGTGAAATTGCCGACCTATTCGCCTGCATTGGTGTTAACAACAACTCAAATTCCTATAATTCCGTGGTTGATAACTCCCAATGGAGAAAAAGGTCGGTACATGACAAGAAAAGAAGGAGCCAAACTTCAATGTATGGAAGAATTGGCGGAATATCCTGATACGATTGCCAGCGCATTTAAAGCTTTTGGAAATGCGGTTAATGTAGAAGTTGTAAAACGTATTGCAATAAATTTGTTATTTGATGGAAATGAAACAAATAAATAAGGTGTCAATTGCATTAAAACCCAATGTATATAGTACATTTCGAAATTTAAACAATACCGTCTCAAATACATTGGGAGAGTATGTAGATAATGCAGTGCAAAGTTTCTTGAATCATAAAACAGAATTATTTGATTTAGAATCTAATTACAAACTTCGCATTGAGATTTCTGTTGATTGGGAGAATAGAACAATTTTAATATCTGACAATGCCGCAGGTATTGATGCTGTAAACTATCAAAGGGCTTTTGAGCCTGCGCATATTCCATTGGATGACACCGGCTTAAATGAATTTGGAATGGGTATGAAAACAGCATCTGTTTGGCTCGCAAATAAATGGTGTGTATATACAAAAGCTTTAGGAGAAGATGTTGAACGTTTTACTGAATTTGATTTACAAAAAGTAACAACAGAGGAAAAGGAAGAACTTGTTGTGATTGAGAAAAATGCTCCAGCTAATGAGCATTATACAAGAATAATATTATCTCAATTATCCACAAATGCGCCAAAACCAGGGCAAATGGAAAAGATACGCAGACACTTATCAAGTATTTACAGACAGTTCCTTAGAACTGGGAATGTTGAGATCATTGTAAATGGTCAAAGTCTTGAAGCACCAGATTATGGAATACTTTATGCCCCTTTCTATAAAACTCCTGATGGTGAAAATATTCTTTGGAGAAAAGAAATAGATTTTGAAATGGGGGAATATAAAGCAAAAGGATTCATAGCAATACTTGATAAAATCCAAAATGGAGCAAATGGTTTAGTGTTAATGCGTCGAGGTCGAGTAATTGTTGGAGGAGGAGATGAGAGGTATTTCCCAACTGTTATATTTGGACAGTCTGGTAGTTTTAGATACAGACGTTTATTCGGAGAAATTGAATTAGAGGGTTTTGAAGTATCATTTAATAAAAATGGTTTCAGAGAAGAAGAAGATTTATATCTTTTTATGGACGCCTTAAAGGATGAATTAAAAGCGGACAATCTGAATATTCTTGGGCAAACGGATAATTATAGACAACGCGGTAAAGATCAATACACAAAAATCTCCAAAGCTATAAAAAAGGACTTGGAAAAGAAGGCAAAACCCAAACAACTATCTCGTCAAGTTAGTGAAGTGGAAGCCAAAATTAGCAACCAACAATATTTGCAGAAAAACGAAGATGTAATTATAAATGCAAAACCACTTGATAGCTATAGTGAATCTTTTCAATACAATGGGAAAAATTATATCCTCACAATGGATTTGGTAACTGAAACAGAAACTGATTCTTTGTACTCTGTAATTACTACTGACACAGAAGAAAATCTATTTCTTGATACCAAATCAATATCATGCAAAATTAATTTAGCACATCCGTTCTTTACGAGATTTGAGCATTTTAAAAAAGGACAGGACTATGCACCGATAGTTGCTATTTTTAAGGCATTGACGTTAGCTGAAATTATGGCACCAGATAAAGGCACTAAATTCGCATCAAATTTGCGTATATTATTTAATCAAAATATTTTGCAGTAGTTATGGAAATAGAAATACTCAATACTCATAAAAATGATTTTTCTCCAGTCATAGGGGAACGAACAATGGAATTATTGTCTCGTTTTGGGCAAAAATTAGATGAAGATGGCATCGATACATTGAGTTCTGAAACAATTGAAATCTTATCGCATTGTACAAACCCCTACAAAAATGAAGTGCAGTCTGTAACCAATCTAGTGGTAGGTTATGTACAAAGTGGTAAAACCATGTCTTTCACAACGCTTTCTGCACTTGCTCACGACAATGGGTTTCGTATAATTATATACTTTGCCGGAACTAAAAACAATCTTCTTTCTCAGACCACTAAACGATTAAGAAAGGATTTAATTAATGGAAGTGCAAATAGCGCATACTATAAACTTTTTGAAAATCCGACTTTAGAATATGCGCAAAGGATACGCAATGCTTTGAATATTAGTTCTAAACCAACTATTTTGATAACAGTGCTTAAACATCATAAGTATATCTCAGACTTGGCTGCAATGTTTAATTCCATGCAACTTAAACAGACATTAGGAAAAGCAGGAGTTTTAATTATTGATGATGAAGCTGATCAAGCAAGTCTGAATGGCTATGCTTACAAAAATAGTAAATCAGAAGAATGGGAAGATGATGAATATACAACTACATATAGTAGTATCATGAAATTAAAGGGGGCTTTGGCAAACCATTCCTACATACAATATACGGCAACTCCGCAAGGACCATTGTTAATAAGTATAATGGACTTACTATCACCTAAGCATCATACTGTTTTGACTCCTGGCAAAACTTATACTGGTGGCAAAACTTTTTTTTGTGATGAGCCAGGTTTAATCATAACAATTCCTGAAGGAGAAGTTTTTCATTCAAAGCACAATAACCTTGCTGATTGTCCGGATTCACTTGTAAACGCCTTACAGTTACATTTAATGGGTGTTGCTATCATAGTAAAACTTTTACAGAAAGAATCTTTTTTATCTATGATGATACATGCGGATAGAGATCAAGATGCGAGCGAGAAATTTTATAGATGGATAAAAAATATCATTGATGCATGGTCGAATATTTTAGCTAATGGAGAACAAGACCTGGGCTACCAAGAATTGAAAGATAGCTTTGCAAAATGTTATCCAGAATCTATACGGATGTATGAAGCTCACAATGAGTCAGCCCCATCCTTTGAGGATATCTGGTGCTGTATAGATGATATCATTCTTGACACCAATGTTGAATTAGTTATAAGCAGGAATAAGAGACAAGGTGAAAATAAAGAGATTGATTGGGCTAGCAGTTGTTCTCACATATTGGTTGGAGCAGATATGCTTAATCGGGGTTTTACTGTAGAGCATCTTGCAGTAACATATATGCCGAGATGTAGTGTCGGAAAATCTACCGCAGATACAATTCAACAGCGATGTCGTTTTTTTGGATATAAGCAAAATTATCTTTGGTCATGCCGTGTGTTTTTACCTTTTGAGGTAATAATTGAATACAAAGAATATGTAGAGCATGAAGAAGAAATGAGAAAATGGCTTCTCGATAATAAAAACCTTGAAGATGTTGAGCGACTACTATTAATCTCTAATAGATTAAATGCCACGCGAAAAAATATCTTATCTAAACATACTGTAACAACAAAATTGAATGGATGGCGTAAAATGAATGCGTTCCAAGCAATTGATGAAAATACCACATTTGTAAACCGCTTCCTTGCAGATGTAGAATTGAAATTGTTTGAGAATTATGGTACGGACGATCGAAATCATGGATATGTCAAGCTTCCAATTCAGAGAATCATTGAATTTTTAACAGAGTTTAAATTTCAGAATATGCCTGATGCTGCAAGAAAAGAGGCAACTTTAAGATATATAAAATACTTAAGTACCAAAAAACAAGGAGCATTAGAGTACGCATATATCATACAAATGGCATATAGAGGAATACCCCGCGAACGTGCTTTTGATATTGATACATTTAGAATAAATAATTTGCATTCTGGACGTTCGATGTCCGGTAGTACCGTATATCCTGGTGATGCGAATATAAAATTTGAAGACTCAATTTGTATTCAGATTCATCATGTAAAACTAAAATGCAATTCTACTCAATGGGCGGGACGAACGGCTTATACTTTGGCGATATATTATCCGGAAGAATTCGCAATCAATTATGTAGAAACAGAAGAATAATATGAAAGTATCACTTCATTCCATATTTAGTAAACTACAAACAAAAATTTTGACGGAGCATAATTGTTATGCTGCTGATAATATTCCTTTTTCTGATACGCATAAAATAGGCATATCTTATGAGGGGTTTCCAATCTTTTTTATTGCTAGTTCGAATATTAGTTCGCTTTCGAACATAAAATTGGATTTAATCTCTATTCAATTCAATCAATTATGTAGATTGAAATTGTCAAATACGGATAAACCGATAGAGAATTACTATACAATAGTTGCATTGCAAACAGAGAATGTCGATTATATCAATTATTTCATAGATGTAGTAGAAATTGTATTAAGTAAATTAGGCAATTATCCTACTCAAAAACAACTGCATGATGAAATACAAAAATTGGTTGATTTATTTCGATGCTTTAATTTACCTCCACAAAAAACAATTCAAGGCTTATGGGCGGAGTTGTTTGTTATATCTATAGCCAGTAATCCGGAATATTTATTAAAAGCATGGCATTCTTCATTAAATGATGTATATGATTTTAATGATGGAATAGATAAAATAGAGGTAAAAAGCACATCTAAATCTCATAGAATACATAAATTTTCGTATGATCAATTATCTCCCACTGAAAACACCAATTTGATTATATCTTCGATCTTTGTTATTCAATCTGGAATAGGAAAAAATATCTTTGATTTAAAAGAGGACATAGAGACTCAAATTTGTTCATTGGAATTGCGGTATAAGTTAAATGAAATTATATTTCGAACATTAGGTTCTGAATTTGAAAAGGTATATGATGTTTATTTTGATTATCAACAGGCAGTAGATTCCTATAAACTGATTCCTGCTATATATATACCGTCATTGAATAGTGAAAGTATTCCGAATGAAATTACTAATATCCATTTCGATTGTGATTTATCACAAATTGATGTTCCGGATAATATTGCTGCAATATACCCACATAGTAAACTATTTTCAAGTTTATAGCGTATGATGAATGAGAAAGTTCTACCAGAAACATTGCTTCAGCTAATGTTGAATGTACTTGCAAAAGCAGACAGTTTTCAATATATAAGCGGAATACAACCCTTTTTAATGTCGTTAAAAGGGAGGAAATATTATGTGTATGTAAAAAATCTTTCTTCTGCATATTTTAAAGATAGACCTGATACGACACGAGCTCAACTACCAATAAAAGATGAATTCTCAGAAATAAAGGAATCTGCCTATCCTTTCATTTTCTTGGGCTATGATAGAATAAATGACGTTTTAGTATGTTGGAATTTTCATATTGCTAAAAAACGATTAAATGAAAGAAAGAGCGTGTCGTTTTATTCACGAACATTTTTTCAAGAAGAAGTTTCTCCAGGCGAATTATTGCGTAAGCGATTGAAAAATGATGATGAACCAGTCTTTTTTAAGCGTAAGGACTTATTGATGTTTTTTGAGAATATAGATTCATTTTTCGAAAATTCATCTCCTAAGGCACAAGTGATAACTCATACTCCATCTATCGAGAATGGTAAGATTACAACTATTTCAGATGTCAAGTTACTAGAGAAGCTAAGACCCCTTTTAGCTATAGATACACCCCATACCTTGGAAGCAATAAAAGTTGTGCAAGCGCATTATGGAGATAGTCCTGAAATGAAGTTTCGAGACTGGGCTAATTTGGTTAAAGCAGTAAAATTTGACCAAGAAAAAACAATAGATACGGTTAATTGCGAATTAATTAGATTACCTTCCACAAAGCAGTAGAAGTAACTTTATAAGGAATAAAATGGGGCAAACAAACCTGTATTCATTTCTATCCGATAAATTATGATATTATTGCATCGAAAAGAGAAAAACACATGGTGAAAATTTCTTCTCTTTTGGCTGTGCATATGTGTAGGATAGAATGTGGAAATCCATTGAAAATTCAGTTTAGTTTAGTCTATTAGCCTATATATATGCTAAATCAAAGTAAACTAAATATAGGTAGGCATATTTGCCTTTTCATATATGCCTATGATTTGATAGAAGTACTTACTTTTGCGTGGTGCAAAAAACAATGAGCGTATACCCTTAAGATGTACATTTGCCTATTTTCTCTTTTGGCTGCAAAATTCTCTATAGCTAGCCAAACGATATTCTTGAGGAAGGGGTAAGTCGTGGGGAGAGTAACTTTGAGAAACACTTTGTGTGCAACCAAATGCAAGGAATAAAATCAAGTGAAAAGTAAAAACCGAAGAATATCCTAAAATACCGATTTTGTTTCTATTCTGTTTCTTTTGCAAGGTGCTATGACTGCTATTTTATTGGTGTACAACAAAATAAATACAAGTAAAATAACATTTACCAGATTTCGTCTTGAGGGCGTTCTGCGGAACGTTATGTCTATATATCATAAAGGGTAAGCCGTAGGGCTGTCCCCTTATGTGTTAACTCATATTTTCCGATGTAAAGGTAAAAAATAATTTTGAAAAAAGCATATTGTACCGAGAAAAACCATAAAAGCGGGTCGTGATTCCCGACACCCCGACAGGAGCAGACATTTGCGGACTTTTAACGACTATATGTGACATGACAGGATCCGTCATGCAAATTTGCACTATATTGCACCCAAAATCATAAATATATAATCATATGGAACTGACAATCATCGAAACAGGAGCCTATCTGGAACTGAAAAGGAAACTCAGTGAACTGTCCGTACTGATGGCGGACTTTCAAAAAAAGACAGCCCCTCCGTCACACGAGAAATGACTGGATGCGCAGGATGTATGCCTTGCACTCGGCATATCCAAAAGAAGCCTGCAAAACCACCGGGACAGGGGACTGATACCCTATTCCAATATAGGCGGGAAATTCTTCTACAGGGAAACCGATATCAAGAACATACTGGAGGAAGGTCTGATCAAGGGAAAGGGGTAATATGGCTGAGATCATAACAAGGGATTCTGAAGAATTCAAGGAACTGACAGGATGGATCAGAAAAATCAGCAGGTCTGTAACAGAGGCTACAGCCAGGTTACGTCCGACCATTGCTGATGAACATTATCTTCAGGGGGAAGATGTATGTAAAATCCTGCATATCTCAAAACGGACACTGCAGACATTAAGGGATGAGGAAGCAATCCCCTATACGTCCATCGGGGGCAAGATACTTTATCCGGAAAGTGCATTGTATGAAACACTGAGAAAAAATTACCGTGACTACAGAAAATATGTGAAATAGCATATGCATAAACAAGACAAGGGCTGCACTCACCTCGTAGATGGTGAAATGCAGCCCTTGCCTCTTAGTTGGCCAGGCGAAACGTGTTGCCGATTCTGTTGCATATCTTGTCGGTGTCTTCCTTGATTTTCGGGTTTACCAGTTCAGCATACACCTGCGTGGAGGTTATGGTCTTGTGACCTAGAACCTTCTGTAAGGTCTCCAATGGCATTCCCTGGTTCAACGCGAGGGTTGCAAACGTATGACGTCTTACGTAAGTAATATTTAGAAATGCAATAAAAAACAGAATGACGATAATTAAACGTAAAACGTTCATAATTAAGCGTTTTGCAAGAATTGCAGAATAGACAGACCTGCAAAAGAAAACAAAATATTGCAACGTTTCAGTTACCAGACTGTTAGCCGCCTGTTTCGGAAACAACGGCAGGTAACCGAATTTTTACCGATAGGAACAAAGCGGATTTGTATTCACTGTTTATCAATGTTTTGCATGCCAAAGGACGCTTTTCAAAGGAGTATTTTTACAACCTAAAAAAGAGCGTTATGAAAGTGGAAAAATTCAAGGTGCTGCTCTACCTGAAAAAGAGCGAGCCGGACAAGACCGGCAAGGCCCCGATCATGGGACGGATCACCCTCAACCGCACGATGGCGCAGTTCAGCTGCAAGCTCTCCTGTACCCCCGGGCTATGGAACGCGCGTGAGAGCCGATTGAATGGCAAGAGCCGGGAAGCGGTGGAGACCAATGAAAAAATAGAGAGGCTGCTGCTTGCCGTACACTCGGCCTTCAATTCCCTCATGGAAAGGAAAAAGGATTTCGATGCCGCCGCGGTCAGGGACATGTTCCAGGGTAACGCGGGCATGCAGATGACCCTGCTCAAACTTCTCGACCGGCACAATAAGGAGATGAAGGCCCGTGTCGGCGTGGACCGTGCGCCGACGACAATGTCGACCTACGTGTATACCCGGCGCACCCTTGCCGAATTCATCAAAACGGAATTCAAGGTCTCGGACCTCGCCTTCGGACAGCTCAACGAGCAGTTCATCCGTGACTATCAGGACTTCTGCCTGGAAAAGAAGAGACTGGCGATGGAGACGGTGCGCCATTACCTGTCCATCCTGAAGAAGATCTGCCGCGTCGCCTACAAGGAGGGACATTCGGAGAAATACCATTTCTGCCACTTCAAGCTGCCCAAACAGAAGGAGACAACACCGAAAGCACTCAGCCGTGAGAATTTCGAGAAGCTGCGTGATCTGGAGATACCGGAAAAACGCAGGTCACATGTCATCACCCGAGACCTCTTCCTTTTCGCCTGTTACACCGGCACCGCCTATGCCGATGCGGTAAGCATCACCCGGGAGAACCTCTTCCGGGATGACGAGGGCAGCCTCTGGCTGAAATACCGGCGAAAGAAGACCGACTGCCTCGGACGCGTCAAGCTGCTGCCGGAAGCACTCGCGTTGATCGGGAAGTACCGTGACGATACCCGCACCACCCTCTTCCCGCCGCAGGACTACCACACGCTCAGGGCCAACATGAAATCCCTGCGCCTGATGGCGGGGCTCAGCCAGGACCTTGTCTACCACATGGGAAGGCATTCTTTCGCCTCATTGGTCACGCTCGAGGAAGGGGTGCCGATCGAGACCATCAGCAAGATGCTGGGACACTCCAACATAAAGACCACCCAGATATACGCGCGTGTAACCCCGAAGCGACTGTTTGAGGACATGGACAGGTTCGTCGAGGCAACCCGCGATTTGAAACTTATTCTTTAA